CCGTCGCGACGGCGCCGCGAAGACGCGCGCGGGCCGGTGCTCTGTGAGTGACGGTTGCAAAGGATCCCTCAAGGTTAATTGCCATCGGCTAGACCGTGACGACTTCGTATACAAGATCGACCGCGTCCGTACCCGTCCACGCCGCCGCCGAGGTCGGCGCCGCGGTCGCGGTCGCGTAGGCGTAGGTCGTCGTGGTTGGACTGATCGCCGTCGTGGTCCCGCTGGTCTCGCCCGCGCCGCCGTCCCCCACGACGGCGCGCGCCGTGATGGCCTGGCCCTCGGAGTAGGTGTGCGCGGTAACGGCCGCGACGCTGGATGGAGTCACGCCGAGCGCGGTTGAGAGGGTCGACGTCACGACCTCGACGCGGTCGAGCGCGGACGGTGCCGCCTCTTCCGTATAGGTCGCCGCATCGAAGGGAGACCCGACGACCGCGAAGTCGTCCGATCCCGTGCTCGGTGTCCAGGTCCCTACGCTGGTCCCGTCCGCCGTCGCGTCCACGCGGGTCACGTATTGCGGCGTTGCGCCGTCGTCGGCGTAGTCGTCCCACACGATGACCTGCGCGAGCCAGTATGAGATCGCGTTGGTGTCGGGGCCGACGCCGCCGACGATCAGGCTTGTGCCCGTCGCGGCCGGTGCCGAGTCCGTGAACTCAGCGGTCGCGGCCACACCGTCTACCCAGATCCGAGCCTTCCAGGGGTCCGCCGACATGTCCCATTGAAGCGCTACGACCTTCCATGTGGAGAAGTCTAGCGGGTCGGTGGCCGCTTTGTTCGTTCCGTCCATGAAGAGCTGTAGGCTTCCGTCTGGCAAGTGGTTGATCTCGATGTAGCGGCTTGTTCCCGTCGACGTGACGCGGATCACCGGCTTGAACCCAGTTTCGTATCCGGCCGCCGCTTCCGACAAGATCGCCACCTGCACCCATCCCGCCGTGACGCCGGCTGATGCCGGCGCCGGGGCCTCGATGCCTTGAGCGCGTTGGTCGGGGTCGACGCCGAGCGAGTACCGCGTCGGGCTTCCGTCGTAGGTGTACACCTTCGACGCGTCCGAGGTCGCGGCATTATGGGCAGGGTTAGAGCTCACGCCCCATCCCATCGCGATCAAACTGGCGGGCGTCTCCGCGCCGAATGCCCAGGACCATGCAAGCGCCATCCCGTCCCCCTAGCAGAGCCACAAGACGGCCGGGCCGGCTTGTCGCTGTCCGTCGTCGTCGGGCGTGCCGTCGTCGTCGGAGTCGTATACCCACCGCAGCGAGGCCCAAGCGGCCTCATACATGGCCTGATACTCGGCCGCCATCTCGACCCGGTCCGCCCCCATCGCCCGATAGATGATGGCAAGAGACAGGTAGAGGTGAGGAGAGCGGAGCGACTCCGGGGACATCACGAGCGCCGGTCGCTGACCCTGTCCCCAAATGCGGCCGAGGATCTCCGTCCAGGCTTCGTCGATGTATTCCTGGAGGTCGGTAAGCGACGCCGGGCCGCGGTAGCCGGGCTCGGTCGCGTCGAGGGTTCGATCGCGCCGGATGATGTCGCCGTCCGTGATCACCGGGTACAGCGCACGGCGGACGATGGCGACCGACACGGTATGGCGTGCGACGCCACCCGCGTGCGTGATGTCCCACTCCACCCGATAGCCCTGCTGTAGCGGGTAGGTAGCGGACGGGGTCAGCGTCCAGCTCGGGACGCTACCGACCAGCGCGACGGGCTCGGACGTTAGGAGCGTGCCGGCGCGGTCGTAGAGTCGGGCGACGGCCGACGATGCGGGGACGCGTCCGCCGTCGCGGTAGAGCGGGGCCGTGATGGTCGACGCCTCGCCGCGGGTCAGCTCCAGAGAGACCGGAGTGCGGACGGTTACGGGCGCGGCGTCGAGGCTCATGCGTCAGCCTGTACAGCGTCGGCGGCCTTCGACCGCGTCCGCTTGGTTCGGGGTTTGGGCGCCGGCTCGTCGGCCTCGAGGGTCGGCGTCGGCGTTCCCTGCTCGAGCGCCGCGCGCCACACGTCCAGCTCGGCGGACAGGCGCGCGACCTCGCGCTGTTTGATCGGGTTGCGATCGGCGTCCCGGTAGGCCGCCGCGTGGTCCCGCTCGAGTCGGTCTATGGCGGCCTCGATGATGTGAGGCTCGGGCGGCTCGACAAGGTCACGCAGCGCACGGAGCAGACGCAGCCGGCGGGCCGGGTCGATCTTGAGCTGTGCCGAGTTCGCCAGCGGTTCGGCGGCGTAGTCGATCCAGGTGTACCCGCCGCGGGTCTGGACCCGTGCGACGTAGGACTCCCCGTCGAGCGCGCCGCCGAGCGTCGGATCGGTGAACACGACGGCGCCGCGGCGTTGCATGTCCAAGATCGCGCCGTCGGCCATGCCGCCCCCGGTGCCGTCTTCGCGGCCGGTACCGGAAACGCCCGGCTGAAGTGAGACCTGGATCAAGTCCGGGACGAGCTCCCCACCCTCGACCCGCCATCGTGACGGGTAGTGTGCATAGAGCCACGGGTAGCCGGTCGGCAGTCGCGGAAGAGCGACAGCCGCCCGGGGTTGGCGCGGCGCGAAGCCCTGCCGGGTAGGCGGGGCTTCGGTGGGTTGATCGAACCGTACTTTCGTCGTCATGGTCTCACCTCTTCAGCCGGTCGGACCCTAGCGGTCCGACGTGATGGTCACTACGCGAGCGTCCTCACCGAGCGACACGCCGATGAGGAAGTTGTAATAGTACGCCTTGGTCGCCCGGCTTGCGTCACGGTCGCGCTCGATGCGCAACCGGCCGCCATCCAGCACGTCCATAAAGCCGTCGGGGTCGTTCTCCAGGATGCCTTCCGCCCACACGACGCCGCCGGGAGCGACCAGCGCACCGCGGGAGTCGGCGCCGGCGTTCGCGGTCGGAACGCGGGTGGAGGTAAAGACGTCGATCCCGAAGTACCGGCCCTGGTAGCCGATGGAGCGGGCATATTGGATATTGTAGGCTTCCGGGCTGTGCGTGATGGCGTCGCCGAGACCGGTGGTGATCATCTCGGCTTCGAGGTTGCTCCATTGGACCGGATGCAAGACGGCGAGCAGGTCGCCCTCGGCGAACGCCTGACCCGTCTGGACGAGCGTTTGCTTTGCTTCCTGGAACTTGGCCCAGGTGAGCGCGACGCCGGATCCCGGGGTCACGTCGGCGGTCGCGGTCGCGGCAGCCTCGGCGACCATGCCGACCACGGTGTTACCGCGAATCATCGCGGCGTCAAAGGCTAGCGCCTGCTCGAGGAACATGCCGGTCCGGTCGTAGGTCTTGAGGAAGTCGCTTCGATCGCGTCCCTTCCCCTTCCGGACAACCGTAGTCGAGACGATCTGGGCGCTGAACGCGTCGGGCGTCACGGCGCCGTTCTCGGCGATGGTCCCGGCAACGCCGGATCCGATGTCCGCGAGGGTCTTGTTCACGGTCGCCGACTCGCTGCCGAGCCCCATGTAGCCGCCCGCGAGCGCGGGATGGTTGGGGAGGTGAGCGCGGTCGCCGACGAGCAGGCCGTACTCTTGCATCAGGATTGACGGCTCGACGAAGAATCCATCACTGTAAAGGTTCGTGGCCATGGTTGGCGCTCCTATGCGTACAGGGGTTCACGTTCTCGGCCTGTACGCTGTTGCGGGAGCGACCCGGGGCCATGCGGCTATCTTACTGCACCGGGCCGCGGCCGGCTACCGGACGCCCTTGTGGGCCGTGACGCCGCCGCCGTCTCTCCACGCCCGGTACTCGGCGGGCGACAGAGACCGGATCTGTTCGTCGGTCATGCGTCCCGACGATGCCGGCTGACTCGAGCGGACGCCCTGGATGCCGGCGGGCCGATGTCCGTTGGTCGGCGCCGCGGTCGCGGCCGGTGCCGCGGCGGGCTCCGTCGGCGCGTCGGCCGGTGCCGGGTCGGCGGCCGGTGCCGGCGCGGCGCTGGGTAGGTAGGCCCGAACCGCCCGCGGGAGCTCGTCGGGAGAGGTGAGCCACCCGGTCAGCCCGTCGGGCGGCCGGGCGTCTTCCGGCCTCGCAGCCCATAGCGCTTCGACGACCTCGATCCCTTCCGGGTCCGTGATGCCGGCTTGCATGATGGCGGCCCGCGCGGTCAGCCGGTCACGGTCAGCGGTCAACTTGGCGACCTGGTCCGACAGCGCAGCGGATGCCTCGAGCTGTGACGAGAGGTCGGCGACCTTCGCCTGTAGGTCGGCCGCCGCCGCTTCCGCGTCTTTACGTTGTTGGGCCACCTTCGCTAGCCGGTCTTTCGGCACCCAATCGGAGTGTTCAACCCCGCACTCACATGTCACGCCCATTGCTCACCTCTTCGATCGTGTCCGCGGCGTCGGCCGCCTCGAGCTCGCGCCGGGTCACCTGGATCCGCTTGAGCTGCTCCATCGCTTGCGCGTCCGTCAGCCCGGGGTGTAGCTGCTGATATGCGGACACGGGATCCAGTAGGCCGACCTCGAGCAACGCGATCAAGTGCTCACGCAGCGCGGCCCGCTCGGCCGCCGACTTGGGGATCCCGTGGTAGGTCACGCGGTAGCCGGTCTCTGGGTAAGACGTGCCCAAGAGCCGGTTGATTTGCATCGCCGTGAGACCGAGGACCGATTCGTCCCCGCGGCGAAACTGGGGCTCGTATCGGCGTTGGGCTTCCCGCTGGGAGTCACGGGAGACGGCCAAAGCGTAGCCCGATCGCGGGTCGCCCTTCATCGCCATCGTGTCCGCGGGGTTGATCCCCGCTTCGCTAATCAGCTTCCGCTCGTAGCCTTCGATGTATTGCCAGAGCTCTTCCGGCACGACCGGGACATCAAAGGTGCCGACCTGCGGGTTAGCGCCGTCGCGGTCGGTCGCGATGAAGCGGATGATAGTAGCCGGGTCGGCGACGATGGACATCCGGCCGCGGCCATCGTGGTCTTCGTCGGCGAACCCGGCGCCGGCCGGCACGACGTCGATCGAGTACCGTTGGCGCCAAGCGCTGTTGCGCGCGACGTGAGCCACGAACGACCGCAAGACCGCGACGTTTAGGGTGCCCTCGATGAGCTCCCGCGTCTGGTAGGGATCCCATATGTAGGGGGTCTGCGCCGCGTGAAACAGGACATACGGAAGCACCGGCCGCCCGTCCGCGTCCCGCCATTCGTCGGGCCAGCCGCCGACGCCGAACAGCGCGGACACGTCCGCGGGCTCTTCGCTCTTCCCCGTCCGCAACACGCGGTAGACCGGCGCCGCCGGGTCGCGGATCGACAGGTGGTCCCACAACCACTCGCACTTGGGTCGGCCGTCCTCGCCTTCGACCTCGCGCTCCCGAGCGTGGTAGAGCTCCACGGGGACGCCCGGGTTGGCTGGGTCGTCCAGCGCGACGACCATGTCTGGGTATACCGGCTCATAGACCGGGTGGGGCTCCCCTTCGTCGTCGATGGTGACGGTGACCCGCATCAGGAGCTCACGCAGCGCGAGACAGTCGCGCTGACCGCGGGCCATGAGTTGCCAGTAGCCTTCCGCGTCCGCTAGGTCGGCGATGTAGCCCGCCGACTCGTCGGCCGTTTCGGTGCGTAGGGTGACCGTCGGCGTTCGATCGTACAGCGTCGACAGCGCGCTCCACACCGCCTTGAAGGGGTTGGAAGCCATGTCAGGATAGCCCCACGCCTCCCGCCGCACGTCGTGGAGCTGGAGCGCCATGCGGTCCAACACGTCCTGATAGTGCTCACCGTACAAGATGCGGCGGCTTCGTCGGGTGT